TCGTAGTCTTCCTCCGTAGTTCGTCTAAGGTCTTCAACGTGTGCCTTTGCAGCATTTAGACCTTTTATCACACCGCAAAGTTTTTGATACTCGTCATAAGTTTTAGCTGACCCATTAGCCACGGCCCCACTAACACTTTCTATTTCTTCGTCTATCTTCTCAAACAACACTTCAAAAACAGTCGTCATTCTTTAGGCTCCTGTGTTGGGGGTGTTGGAGTCACAGGTTTTTCTTCCTGTTGTGTCATTGACATAGCTTGTTGCATAAACATCCTTGCTATTTCGTCATCTGATTTATCTAAAGCTCGTTGCTCTTCAACTATCATTTTTATAGCTTCAGAAGATTCTTTTTGCTCCAGCTTCGCATCCTCTGTAGCCGCTTTAGCTAAAGTATTCATTTGGGCTTGTCGCTCTTGTGAAGCAATTCTCTCCTGCTCTACTGCAATCTGTGCTTGTTTAAGAGCAGTATCTGCTTGATCTTTTTGTGCTTTTCGTTGAGCGTCTTGCGCCTTAATTTGTAACTCTTGTTGTTGCATTTGAATAATTGGGTCTTGTGCTTGTTGCTGGGCTTTTTGTTGCGCTACAGCAGCAGTATTATTCTGCGCTACCTTAGTAGCTGCTTGAGCCACTAACCTAGAAATTTGAGTTTCGTACTCTTCTGGAATCTCTGCATCTGGTTTAGGCAATGGCGCACCTAACTGTTGCTCCATTTGAATCCTATACTTAAACCCAACGTGTTCAGCAATATGCGCTTGTAGACTTGCAATTATGGCTTTTGCATTTGGGTTTTGTCCAATAAGCTGTGATACAGACGGGTCATTTAAAAACGCGGTATGTACAGTAATATGAGCGTCATGGTCTTGATACAAAAAGGCTTTTAACTTTTTAGCTTTTAATGCGTTCATGTTTTCAGACACTGGGTCTTTAGGCTTCTCATCATCGTCAAGAGGTACAATTTTAGCAGCATTTTTTATGCCCAATACATCTAACATTTGTCTATGTAGTTGAGGCATATTGTAGATTTGCGGAGCACCTTGTGCCATTTGCAAAACCGTTTGGTATTGCACCACTTTTTGCGCCATCGTAGAAGAGTTAGGGTCTGATACAGGTAAAACCTCTACTAAATTATAGTCAGATTTTTTAACCAGAGGAGAACCATTATCCGGGTTATAGCTATACGCACTTGGGGTGTACTCACTAATAATCTCTTTTAATAGCTTAAACTCCTGCCGCATAGAGTAATGCACTCTAGCCTGCACAGCAGACATGACTTTCAAAGTTCTTTCTAATATTGCAAGTGTTGTACCCACAGGACTGTTAGCTGACATATCAGCAACTTTTAAATCTGCTGCACTTGCAAACCTTCTACCCTCGTCAACTATAGTTCCTAATAAACCAAACAAAGTTTGACTAGGTTCTTTATACGGCAAAGTCATTATATTGTCTTTTATAGACCCACTTGGCACGTCTACATCTCTAAACTCAGCAGGACTTATTGGTGTATCATCACCTTTTACTCTAAGACCTTTAGTTTTGAAACCACCGGGGAGATTAGATAGGGTTCCTGCGTCTACAAGTTGTCTTATAAGAGATGTGCCTGATTTAGCGAAAGCTCCTATCAAATGTATTAAACCAAAATGATAAAACCCAAACCCTGGCACATAGCCATAATGTACAAAGTGATTACGCTTCTTTTTTAAATCATCATCTGGTTGGTAATTTCTGCGGATTGATAATATAGTGCCTGAGTTTTTCTCTAGTGTTACTACATAGGGTAAGGCAATACCTTCCTTATCTTCAAACCCTGGCAAATCTAAATGTACGTGCATTTCTAGTATCTTGTACCTATCATCATATGACGCAGAAAACCCCATTTTTTCAGCTATCTTTTTCTCTACCTCATCTAAATATCCCGTGTCTTGTTCATCAAGCTCTACATCTCTATAAAAACCAGACACTTGTAACTTTTTAAGATCGTTAGGTGTTTTACGCATAACATGAGTTACACGTTCACAAGTTTCTAAATCTGAAGCACCATACGGAACAACTATGTCTTCAGCAGGTACAAATATGGAAACTTGACGTTCTAAATTAGGATCATAATAAACTTTTTTAAACGCATTGCCTGATAAGCCAAGACCCCATAACATTCTTTCATGCTCTGGTCTATACTCAACCATCTTCTCAGTTAGTTGNTAATTCATATCAATCTTTACACGTTCAGCAGCTTCTTTCTTTTCTGTGGTATCTTCACCTATTATCTGTGTTTTTACTGGACCTTGCGCTGGAAACGTTTCCATAATTGTTTCTGATTGGAACTTAACAAGCGCTTCAGTCAACAAGGGGTGATGTACACCACAAGCCCCAGGCCATGGTTCTGTTCTTTCTTCTAACTGCAAACCTAAAAGGTCCAACCCATCTACATAAGTTTGCATCCAGTCTTTACGACTAGCTATGTCGTCATCAAAATCACTAAGCAAATCTTCAGATACAGACGTTAAATCACTTTCATCCATAGCCTCTGCAAGATTTTCATTAAAGTCATCTTCTTCTTCACCAGCTTCCATGACTAAAGCCATGTCCTCAGTAATGATAGATACCTTTTCAGGGTCTTCTATCTCAATCTGTATATCAGTTTTTTCTAACGTGGGATCACCACTTATAGATTCCAATGATTTTTCTATACCATTCACTGCCATAATTTATCCTTTAATAATAAGGCTCTCTACGAAAGCTACGATATAACCCATTGTCCTCGTCTTCATCCGAGGGAGTTCTAACATACCCGCCTTTTCTAAATCTCATTAACGCTAAAGATGTTGAGTCTACATAATCATCGTGCTCCCCAGCAGGAAAACTTGCCACTTCTTCTACAACTTCTTCAGCCCATCTAGTATTAGGTATCCAAACTAACCCAGAAGCAAACAAATCAGAAACTGAATTTAGTCTGGAGATTTTATCATTTCCTCGGCTAGGAGTAAATTCTTGTACGGGTATACCCATAGCCCGCATTTCATATATTAACGGAGCACCTGATGCTTTTTTCTCAATAATCACAGAATCTGGCTCCCAGTCTCGATATTGTTGTATAGCTTCTCTTTTTAATTCTGGAAACTCTAGCCTATCACGAAAAGCATTTAGGAGTATAATGTTTGCTTGCCGAGAGCCGTCTGGTCCAGCCTTATAAAACACTCCCCATGTTGTACATGCCGAATAATCCGCACGTTGGGTCTTTTCAAACGCTGTATCCCATGACATAAGCATAAAATCACACATGGGTGGGTCTTCTTTCTCCCAAATCTGCCACCATTCACGTTTTACTATAGCTGAGTTCTCTGAAGTAGGGTTTTGTTGGTACTGAGCCATCCATTTTGAGTTAGGTAACTCATTTTTAAGCACTTCTAACTCTTCAACAGGCCAAAATTCAGGCCAAAGTGGGTTATTACTAGGTAAAATGGCAGGGAACTCTATCAATTCCCAGTCTTCGCCTGATCTTTGTATAGAATTTTTAATTATTTGCCCTGTTAGATCCCTTTTTGCCCACCTAGTCATTACAACTACAATAGAACCACCCGGTTGTAGACGTTGACGAGGCCCAGATGTGTACCATTCATACGTTTTATCGTATATTTCAGGGTTTGTTTCGGCTAAGGTCGCTTCTTGCTCCGAATGAGGGTCGTCAATAATGAGGATATCCGCACCTTTACCCGTAACAGCACCTCCAACACCGATAGCAAAGTAGTCTCCTCCTTTGTTGGTAGCCCAACGCCCAGCCGCCTTTGAGTCAACTTGGAGTCCAACTCCTGGAAATATGTCTTTATACGCTTCAGAATCAACTAAGTTCCTAACCTTTCTACCAAACCCCACCGCAAGCTCTGCTGTGTGTGATGTCTGGATAACTTTTTTATTTGGATACTTACCTAAAAACCACGCGGGTAACAAATACGAAGCGAACTCCGATTTTGTATGCCGTGGTGGCATATTAATAATTAACCGCTTTATTTTACCACTAGCTACTTTTTCAAACGCTCTAGCCATTCGTTTGTGATGTGGCCCATATATAAAAGTCGGCCATACCCTTTTGACGAACTCTAAAAAATCATGCTCCGCACCTTCTTTTGTAACCACATGCTCGTACTCCATAAGTGTACGATACAAGTCCTGCAGTTGTGGCTCAGGAAGGTTCGGTAGTTTCTGTAAGAACTTCTTCAGATCCGATTTCGTTGGTTGGATCGCTTCCATTCTCCTCCTCAAATATTCTTAGTTCTTCATCTAATGAATCTGTTATCTCAGGCACATCCTCTACATCTAAGTCTATTAACCTGTTTATCTTTTCTTTAATTAGTCCCTGTAAAGTTTCAGAGGACTTATGTGTAACGGTGATCTCTGATTTTTCTGTAAACGCACCGACATCAGACATTTTGCCGAGAAGCTCTAGGGCCTTTAACTCATACCTAGGGTTACCACAACTGCTTATCTGAAGTAGTCTATTGTGGATTAAATTTCTAGTTTCTACCGCGTCCGACACTATTGCGCTTGAGTATTCCTTTACGTAGTTACTAAGCGCCATAACAACAGCAGGCTGGTTCAATGTTTTAGGTGACACCTGCTTATCAAAATCTTTAAATAGCGTTTGTGCTTTCTCTACATCTTCGGTTCGTATATCTATAGGCTGTGCGTGTTTTGCTAGGTATTTTGCAGTGTTCTCAGCTACCTCAAGCTCTTCCATAGGAGTATCAGCTTTTACTACAGACATTCTAGCTGGCACCGGGTGTTCGTTATCCGTTTTTAGTTTGATAGTCATAGTTTGAGTATAGGACCCAAAAAGGGTGCCGGGGGGTTCGTATAATACGTGTATAGCATATGCTCATAAGAATGACAAGGGGGGTGGGGTCAAAGTTTCAAAAGTTATTATGAAATACGCAAAATAGTGTGGGGTAGGCGGGGCACCCGTAGC